TTCAAAAACAAGAAGAATTAACAAAACAACCTGTAGAAATAACACCTACCGAAGATGGTGGTGTTGAATTAGATTTTGATCCCAGCAAAGTAAATGTTGAAGGTAATCCAAATCACTTTGATAATTTAGCAGCATTATTACCAGATGAAATTTTAGATCCTGTTGGATTAGAAATGTATCAAAATTATACAGACTATAAAGCGTCTAGAAAAGATTGGGAAAAATCATACACTGATGGGCTTGACTTACTCGGATTTAAATATGAAAACAGAACTGAACCTTTCCAAGGTGCATCGGGTGCCACGCACCCTGTTCTTGCAGAAGCTGTAACACAGTTTCAAGCTGGAGCTTACAAAGAACTATTACCAGCAGAAGGACCAATCAGAACTCAGATTGTTGGTATGAGTGATCCACAAAAAGAAGCTCAAGCACAAAGAGTAAAAGAATACATGAACTACGAACTTATGGA